GGGCGACCTGTTATCGTGATTCATAGTTAAGACATACCCACTTGCCTTTAATGGAAAAGTGTCTACCACCCCTTATCCTTTTTCTTAGTGTTTTCACCAAGCACCCAATCAGCATAATATGTTTTTTCGGTCTTTGGTTTAAAATTTAATTTTTCGTGCAGGTTGCACATTAATTCACGAATATTCCTCATATCTGAAAGCCATAAATCTTGGCATTCATCTAAAGTATCCATTGCATTTTTTAATTCATTATATCCTTTTAACAATTGTAATCTGTCTTCTTTGGATAAACTTAATAGTTTTTCTTTAGGCATTATCATATCCTCCTAACATTGCTTTGTTACAATCAATATCACTTTCTAATTGCTCGGCTTTGTATTTGCCATTCGCAATCTCGACTAAACAGTTCAATGCCTGTTCAAGAGTATTATCTGAACCAAGCCAATTTCTTACATCTTCTTCAGTTAGTTTTTCCATTATCATTCTCCTCATTTTTGCTAGTAAGTTTATCTTTAATTTTATTCAAATCACGAATTTCCTCGTGGTCTGAATAGTCTTTATCAAATTCGTGAGCATCTCTGTTTTCAAGTAGATACAGACGACTTTCAATTAATTGTAACAATGTATCTACCTGATCTCTATCAAGTTGTTTAATAATCATTGTTTTGCTCCTAATGTATCACTCATATCAAGAGTAACTGTTGAAACTGGTGTATCCTTATCTGCATAGTCTTCATAGTCTTCATCATGTTCACTAATGATATACACATCAAAACGATTAGACAAAGTATCCAAAATAAATTCGGGATTGTTGCCACCATAACGAAAAATGTCGATAACTTCTTTATCCTCATTCAATGCGAAATGCACAAAGTTACCATCATTATCTCTGAACCATTGACCATCTTGATCATCATATCTGTAAAGAACCTTAAAATCATCTTTACACTTTTCTTCAATCTCACTAATAGCAATTGGTTCACTTGGTCTGTAATATGTGCTCATTTGCTCCCTCCTTGATAACCTAATTGTTCACCACTTTTAGACGATCTGATACATTCAAGATAAATATTATCCCAATGACTTTCTTTCATTCCATAGGACATCAATGCTTTTTTCATTACTCTTGTAGCCGTATCTGTCCATACAATGGCAACAGACATAGCATATTTCCAGGCACCTACTTCCATCTCGAACCTGTCATTTCTACTACTTTGATTAGGACCAATCAAATGACCAATCTCGTGTAGAGCAGAAACATAATAACCTGTGTTCTTTGTCGGTCTGATTGTAATACTGTTTAAAATGCGATTAGCACAGTAGAAAGGTCTGTTATCATCTAAAGGCACATAATGAACAGTGATACCATTTTTAGCACATAATTCCTGAACATGAAGTGCCATATCAATACGTTTTACTAATTCTTTACTCATTTTCAACCTCCACAGTTTCAATATCTCGGCATAAATCTGAATACAAAGAATATGCTTTTTCAATTGCATCTTCTTCATTTTCTGCTTCGACAGAACCCTCAAGAGTTCCATTCAAATCCCCTTGGACAAGCATTTCAATTCTATACGTTTTCATTTATTTTCTCCCCAAAAAGATTTGTTGCCCAATGCTAGATACATTGCTTTAGCACTCGCTAACTGTTCATCAAGACCAATTTCTTTTAAGTCTTCATTAGTATCTGTTAACTCTTCAATTAAATGAGTTAAGGCAATCTCAAGAACATTAACATCTAATTTTTTTAGATTAGTAATCATATTTGTTGATTTCCAATATTTCATTTGTCTTCTCCATAAAATAATTAATTTATTAACATATAGGCAATCTATTTCCCTATGTCAACAAAATAAATAAAAAAAATAATTTTACCTCCAATCACCTAGTACATCATTAGTTAAACCACCATTCCATAAATACCATCTTTGTTTATCATTCAGCATTTTTTTAGCGATTTTATCTTTATCATCTTTTAAAAAATATTTTTCGATATATTTGATTAGTTCTAAAAATTCTCTTCTTGTCATTTTATTTGGTTTATCTTCATCAATTAAATAATCCATATATTTTTAAATCCTTTTTGCGTTGTTCAATGTCTATACAATTAAAGAACGCATATTATTGGATTATTCTTGGATTTTTTTTAAAAAAATTTTAATTGATGTTATCTCTTGCAGTTGTAGCTTGATATTCACCACGACTCATTGGTCCACTGACAGTACCTAACCATTTACGACCACCAGCCGTTGAAAAACTGAATTTATCAATTTTTGCATCAGATATAAGTTCTCGAACAATACCATCAAGAACCCTTTGAGATAATCCGAACAATTCCCTGGGTGCGTCAGAATTGTCCATTCTTGTGATCAACGAATCTGCACCACCTTGCTGGCAAAGAGCTTGACCTCCATATTCACAATTCCGAATCCAATCAAACAGAACATTTTTCCTTATATCTCTATTGGTTGCGTTATTTAACTGTTCAACATCATCAGTCCGATCAATCAGCAATCCAGTGTTCATATCCCGAACAAATTTCCGAATAGTCCGATTAGCTGGTCCATTGGATTTTACAACTGCTCCATCAAAACACCGATTGCGTTGATATTCTATGTTCAGTTCCTTGCACCTCTTCTTTGCAGAGTTCTCATCTAACTGCCACAGAGTAAAGGCACACCGAACACCATCAACGAGTGCAGACGTACCTCTGATAAGATTACGAGCCTGTTCTGGTGTTGTAATAATTGTATCATCTTTAACTTTTGTCATGTGGTGACACATCATTATTGAAGCACCAGTTTCCGATCCCATCTTAGACATTAAACCTGTTAAAGCTGCTCCCGATGCTGGATCAGAGTTCACATCTGCGTGAACAAAAGAAGCCAATGGATCAAAAATAACTAATTTAAGATTACTGATCTGTAATATCTGTTCATATATACGCTCAAACTCTGATGAAGTAGTCAGTTCACCATGCACACTTTGAAGCACTGGAAACACACCTCCGACATTTGGCAGAGATACAACTCTTAATTCATTCTCATAATGAAATCTTTTATTATCTGGATCAAGTCGTTCAATTCTCCTGTGCATTTCGGCTTCATCATCTTCTGCTGTGAACACAACCACATTACCAAACTCCGAAACAATACCACCGAAAGAGTTCTGCATTGGTGTTCCCGATGCAACCTTCATTGCCAAGTCTAATGTCAACATACCTTTACCAGCATCTCCTGCGGCAGATAGTATAATAGGCACACCCATTGGAAATGTACCTTCAACAATAAATTTCTGTATCGGAGCATTACCAACAAACCTTGAAATCAAAAGACTTTCATCAAGAAGATTTATATTATGTTTTACGAATGTAGATGGTGTTTGCAGAAAATTGTTTATGTCAAAACCTTCGGTTACTGCATCTGCCACATCCCATCTTTCAGGCTTACCTCTTGGTGGTGTCAGTATTTTAACAGACCTTACACCTGCATTAAGAGATAATTCCTGGACAAGTTCTGCAACCTTTTTACCAGCCGTATCATTGTCTGGCCACAGTATCAGTTCCTTGCCTTGCAATGGTGAGAAGTCATACTGCGTTGCAGACTTCTTGGTAAGCATACCAGCTCCACCCATTGTACAGGTCGCTGTATAACCTTTTTCGTTTAATACATCTGCACATTTCTCACCTTCAACCCAGATTACCTGATCTGAAGCTAAAATGTTCGGAATATTATAAAGTGGTCTGACATCTGGCATGCGAGGATATGGATGTTCCCCAGTAAACTGACGAAATTCTTTCTTGGGTTTGCCGTGCGTATCCAATACAGTATTACCAGCTCCATCTCTTACAAGGTATTTACGAACCGAACAAATTACTGTACCCTCTGCGTTCACATATTTATGTTCGGCATCAAATGGTGTATTCATATCTATCTGACGTTTGACTGGATTTTCTGCTGGTCTATCCCGAACAAAACTTCGTGTTTCATCTAGGTAATCTGCAAACATCTCTTTAATCTCTGGAAGTTTAAGATTGTTGCCTTCCATCAGTATCTTAACAATACCTCCGATACCGACACCTCCATTGAAGTCCTGACCTTTCATAAAGTATGGGCTTCTTGGATTGATATCTATCTTGAGCGACTTGCCCTGTTCTCCACCTGTTGATCCAAGGGTGAACAGATCACCTCGAACAGTTCCATTCGGAAACGTATTCCGAAGAATATCTATTTGTACCTGTGAAGGTACTTTCTTACTAATTTGTTCTACTAATTCACTTGCAGACATACTAGATTTAGTATTGTCAAATGGTAAAATTCGCATTATATTGTACTCCTATACATCTATTTAACCCGAACAACATTCCCTCGCTGTTCGGGTTATTTCCAACAACTCTCTTTAAATTCACAAAACCTACAGGCATAATAGTCTGAATTGACTGCAATTCTTGGCAATAATTCATTAATTTTGACTGCATTTAATATATCCACCGCCTTATCACTTGTTTTTTGGGCAAGACTTACATTAAACGGAACAAGTTCAAAATAAATCTCACAAGTATTTTTATTAACAACTGTAAACAAAGCAGGATTGTCTGTCAAATTCATATAAGACTGATATAATGCAATCTGTGCTGCGTATGTTTCATTTGTCTTTAACACACCTTTCCGAACAAATTCGTTGAAGCTCTTGTCGTTAGCTGACTTGCACTCCCACAACATGGGATATTTTATATCATCTGGACCACCACAGATTACACCATCTATATGACCTTTTATCTGATCGTCTGCTATGGAAAAGCCAAACTGTTTACCATCTTTATCTGTGCTTCTTAAATCAAAACCTGCGTTAACAATCCATCCGTGAGCCATATCTTCAATGACATGACCAAACTGAAATATTCTATAGACCTTTGCACTAAACCCACTTCCAGGGTCTTGCTCTTTACCCATGTACCTATACTGTATCTTTCTTGAACAAGCATCACCTAAAGAAGAAGCACCAAGGTAAGTTCTTTTCTTTTCCTTGTCTTTCTGCTCTACAATACTCTCATCAATAAGATCAGATATTCTTTTCTTTGTTTTTTCCAAAGGGGAACTCTGCGTTTTTATCACTGATGTTGTATTTGAGCCATATTGCTGCCAAATAAGTTTCGTCAACGTCATCTCCTGCATCCTTTAATTGTTGTATTTTCATTACTAAATATAAAACTGCCTGTTCATCCAATTCAGATAATTTTTTATCCCATCCAATTTGTCCGAACAATTTACCTACATCTTTTAAAATTTCAAACCCCATTTTCTGCCTCCATTATAGCTTTTCCTATCATTTCTGCAATTTTTGGCACAATGGCATTTCCCAATCCCTTGAGTCTGTGCATCCTTTTATCCTGTTTATTAGCAACTCTTGGCGTACCTTTCTCCCAGTTCTCATCCCACACAACCCGAACATTTTTAAGTGAGTCGTCTGTATTGTTCATATCTGTCCATCCTTTCGGATAACCCATGAGTAATTCAACCCAATTACAGGATAAAGAACCACCATTGTTTAGCCATTCATCTTTATTATTTTTAGCCACCTTCTGCGGCAAAAGACTTCTCGTTGAATTGACAACCTCTTTACCAGTATCTTTATAATCTCTTGCAGTTGGTGTAGGAAACTTCCATTCTTCCATTCTTGGTGGTCGCAATGTTGTACCATTCATCATCTGTTCGGCTTCTATTTCTGTAAGAACACCTTCTTCAACCATCTTTCTTAACATCAACGTCTGACCTTCAGATGCGTGACCATAACCTTTTGTTGTAGGAGTAGGCCACATTGTTTTACTTTGCTCTAATTTTACTGCCGAAGGTAACATTACCTGATGTCCATTATCTTTTACTCTTTTTGCATACTCACCATTATCATTCACATCTTGTTTCCACATACCAGCGGAAGGAGTAGGCCACATCTTTACAGAGTCTGCTAAATTTAAACTGTGACTGTCCTTGCCATCTTTC